TTTTTTCATAAAGGCAAGTTGCAGATTTTATTTTATCAATCTGAGTAGAGTACGGGGTAAGAGTAGCTGTGCCGAGTTCGATATTTGACGAATCGTATTTTGAACCGATGCTCATATCCATACGGACCAATCTTTCGTTAAGGGTCTTGTTGTCGGCTGCTTTATTTAACAGATATTCGAGTCTTGTATTTCCGTAGCACCACGCAGAGCAAAGAACATAATTATTGTTGAACTGTACAACTGTATCGTATGGAATTTCATCCCAATTTACTGTCATCGTAATAGTTTTAGCTGAATTGGCGTAGGTGGCATACCCCGTTATGTCAGAATTAACAGTGGCATATAGTTTCGCAGTCGATAATGCACCGTTTTCAACTAAATAAAGAACGATAGCGTTTTTTGTGGATGTTCGCTTGACATAGCCTATAGCAATAGTGCTGCCGTCTGTAACACGGATGTCTTTAATTGCATGCATCCACTCGTATGGGTACGAGTCAAAAACAAAGAACCCATTTTGCAATAAATTATTTTTTAACTCATTGAAACTATCATTTGCAGTTTTGTCGCCGAGAAGCTTGTCCGTTTCTTCCGATGAGTAAAGTTCATTTGCTTTATAATAGTAAGCGTCAAGATATTCAATGCTCGGATAATTAGTGTTGCTGTCCGTAATGTCCGTTTTTGAAATCACCTTGTTTGAGTTGTCCTCTTTCGCTTTAAGAGCGTTGGCTACATCTGTTGCATTAGCCTTACCTGCAAGAGATGTTTCTGCCGTCTGCATTCGTGCCGACAACTGACTGACAGTGCTCTTCTCAGCTTTGTTGGTTACGGACGAATCAATCCCGTTAAGCCTTGCGTTGAGGCTTGAGGAGCTTCCTCTTGCGGTTTCGACTTCCGATTTTACAGTGGTTAAATCTGCCGTTGCGATTTTGAGAGCCTCTTCAACAGCTGTAACCCCGTCTGTTGCCCGTTCAATCCCCTCGTCCATATGGTTGAGGTTGTCGGCAGTCAGCGGAGTTGCTGTTGAGGGAGTGTTTTCCCAGTTCATTCGTGTGTATTTGTTCAATTTTTTATTCTCCTTTCGCTGTGATTTTGTCTGTGAGTGCCTGTATGCCCGTAAGCTCTCTCGATAACACATATGATGTCACGGTTGCGGTTTGCGGAGTGCCGTCAGCGTTATAGGCATAGTTGCCGTCAGCGTCGGTTACATAATATTTAATCTGTATCATATCACCCGGCTCAACCCACAGTCTGCCGTCAAGGGTTGCCTCGATAGGCTTATAAATTTTATGGTGTATTCGCTTGCCGGTATCGCCTGAAAACAAATTTTCAAACTTATGTATCCACGCACCGCCTGCGTTATCGTTTTCCTGCCATACAAGAATGTTATCTGTCATATCATAGGTTTTACCGCCTAAAAACTTGTAGCTACGCACTTTTGCGGTTCGTGTAGAACCTCCGATTGCAAAGTCAACGGTCCCGTATGTACCGCTTGATTTTTCGTCAGCGTTGAATGCCTCGTAAAAGTCATATTTTTCTGCTTTTGTTGTATCGGTTTCAAGGTTGACAAAAACAATGTTACCGCCTTTTCGGTTATCGGGTTTAACAAAAGCAAACACACCGAGCATTTCCGCTGTATAATTAAGCAATTGACCGTAATTAACCTTTTCGGAATCATCAAGCCATACTTTGTTAAAAATTTTCATATTCTTAACAGTCAGATTCTCAACCTTGTTGATAACCTCGTTAAGTAAACGGTCGGATAAAAAATGGGCATCAGGTTGACCGCATAGGTTAATAAATTTTTCAGAAACCATTGCCAACAGTGCATAGACCGAAGTGCTGTTAGAATTGTTATTCCAGAGCTTTTGCAGAGCGTTTGTACAGTCGGTTTCATAAAGTTGTGAAATCACATCATAGGCGATTATGCTGATTTTGTTCTGATCCGTTTTATTGACCTCGGCTTTGTCAATCATACCGTTAAAAATGCACCACGACTTTGTTGTCACGGCTTCGCCCGGATAGAGAGTGTCGCTTGGATATAATGAACTGCTCGGCAGTATCGGAGAGCCTGACGGAAAAGTTTGTGTCAGCTTAACTAAAATCCAACAACCGACAAGTTTTGAAACATCAAAAGTTCTGTCAACGGTGTTCAGCAATCCGATTTTAAATTCGGAAGCAATGCAACCGCCGAACTTTAACTTGTTTTCGTCACAAATCGACTGTTTAAGGCCCATACTTTCGCTTTCAATGTTGGTTTCGGTGATGACATCAAACTTGCTGTCGGATGAAAAGATTTCGAGCTTGTTTGAGATCAGCTCGTTAATAATTTTCTGTTTATGCGTACTTGAAACGGATAGCAATCTGTCACCCCCTTAATACTCAATAAAAGTGAAAGTCACGGCATTGTATATGATGTTGTTTTTGGTGATTTTCTTGACCTGATAGGTGATGTCGGGCATATAGGCGGTCATTGTGCGATATGCAAGAAGTTCATCGTCCCAATACTCGACACGGATTTTACGCTGTTGAGAGTTGTCCCACGAACTATTCAAAGCACTTCTAATCGACTGCATTTGTGCAAGGGTGAGTTCGTCAACGGTTGTAAACTCAATTCTCGACTTGTAATTTGGCGAAGTTGTTCGGTGCAGAAGATTGTTGCTGTCACGGTATGCCTTGATTTCGGTTCTCTGGAGTGGAGTGCCGTTGTAGTTATCCTTTGCAATAAGCTCGTGCGGAAACAGCTTACCGCTCTTAGGGAACCTTATTAAGTAACCTTTAAAATTTGCCATGTCATCATCTCCTAACCTAACGCACCGACACCGTGACGCTTTTTGACTGCGTTGTTGCGTTTTACAATGTTGTTAAAAATCACTTCGCCGTCAAGATTTACAGTAAGGTTAATGTCACCGCTGTCACCTGTTGAGCCTATCTCTGCCATAGCCTCAATAAGTGCCTGTTTGATAGTTGAAATCGGCGAAACAACCTCAGCCTCACGCTTGTTATCACCGAGTACGGCAAGAAATTCACCGTAATTTGCCGGAACAACCGTACCTGTGGCAAGTCGGGGAACTGTAATGTTAGGCAGTCCGACATTGCCGTTTATGCCCCCTAACGCTTTATAAGCAATCTTTGCCGCTGTACTCATTCCGCCTGAAATAGCACTGCCGAGACTGTTGAACGGACTAACAAAATTGTTGATAAAGCCTTCCGTTTTGCCCAAAATCGAATTAAAAGAATTTGTAAACACATTTCCCAAGCTGTCCATACATACCATAAGGTGAAGTTTCATGGAATTAATACCATTAATCAATCCTTGCATAACATATACACCTGTTTTGTATGTTTTCTTTGACGGTGAATGACAGTCCACACCGTCTTTGCCGTTAAGAGCGTTAAGATATGTAGAGGCTGTTTCAAGACCTTTTTTCTTAACATCACCGATATATTCCTTGACACCTGTAGACATGCCAAAAACCATATTTTTGCCTGAATCCTTGGCAGCTTTGGTAAGATTATCCAAAGACTTCCATTGAGATTTTTGAACCTGTTCGGTGCTGATAAGACCTGCATTGTAAGCCATAAGAACCGCAGAGGCATCACTGTAATTACCGTTTACAACTGCCTGTATTCGCGCAAGGTCTGAACTGTTAAGCTCAAGCTGTGCCGCCTTTTCACAGGTTTCATCGTAACCTAAACTTGCTTCGTCAAGTTTGCTTTTCAGTTCTTCGTATTCATCTTTCAACTTTCCGTAAGAGGTGTTTGCTTTTCGGTCAACACTCTGTAATGTCCAAAAATCAGGAACATCTAAATTGAGATTATCATAGTTCCATTTTTCCTTAAATTCATCAAGAGCCTGTTGCGCTTGTTTGTACTTAACAGCCGCATCACTCACGCTCTTGTTTGATTTAATCATCGCCTTTGAATTTTCTTCCATAAGGTCAGAAATTGCACTTGAACTTGCAACCTGCTTGTACTTCAAAATAAGTTCGTCAAGTTTTGTTATGATTTCATCGGTATTACCGTTTATACGAATTTTGCCTTTATCATCTTTTGATATGTACTTATCCCAAGCTTTTTCAAATTCAGGGTACTTGTCAGAAAAATACTCGCCGATAGTTTCAAGCTCTGCCTGTTCCTCAGGGGTAAGATTAGCCTTTTGCAAGAGTTCATCAAGACGCTCTTTGTAATTGTCAATAACTCCCATATCCGTGGAAGTATTATCAAGCGATTCTTTGATTTCGTCGCATAAAGTGCTGACATCTTCTTTACACTGATTAACTGCATCAACATAACCCTGCATTTCTTCTGTTGCCTGTTTAAATCCGAGCTTTTCAAGTTCTTCGTCATTAGCAAGTTTGATAGCTGTCACAAGACCTGTCAGCGCACTTGCAACACCGCCTATGACAGCAAGGACAGGGTGCGTGCTAAAAACAGTAACCATACCGTCTATTGCGTTTTTTATCCTGTCTATGCCTTTTGCAATAGCTTGTGCAGTTTTAAAAATCACAAGAGCTGTGCCGAAACTGACTAATGCTCCTGCAAGCGCCTGCAAAGCGTCTGCACTTATTGAACCTACCATTTTACCCAAAAGCTCTAACGCTCCTGCAAGGGCTTCTACAAGTTTTGGAACTGCTTCTTCAATTGTCCATTTTGCAAGTGGGAGAAGAATATTCTTGTATGCCTGTTTCAGCTTATCTCCGCAGGCTTTGAGCAAATCCCTGAACGCCTGTCCGAGGTCGGCAACAGCTGATACAAGCGGTGACAAATCAAGACTTTCAAGCCATTCAAGGCGAATCTCTGACATATCGCTCAAAAAGCCTGTGATATCTTCAACAATGCCAAGGATTGCTTCCCAAATCTTTTTACCCGATTCATTTTTGTCCCAAGCCTGTTTGATTTTAGTCCTCAGAGTTTTGGTGTAGTTGTTGCAGTTTTTGATGATATTCAGAATATTAGTCCAAATTCTTGCACCGGTGCCGTTATTCCAAACTTTGCGAAAATCCTCTGCAATCGTGTTTACAAGTTCAAGCAAGCTGTTCCATTTGTCGATAATGGATTGCACAACCTCGTCACCAAGTCCTGCCTTATTCCAAGCCTTTGTAAACGCTCCCGAAATATCACCGATGATGTCAAAAACATTTTTCAAAAGCTGTTTGATGTTTCCGATAATCTTTTCGCCTGTGCCGTTTTTCCACACTCTCTTCCACGATTCGCCGATTGAAACAAAAGCATTTTTCAGATTATTCAAGGCTCTTTTAATGCTGTCAAAAACCTTGTTTGTACGCTTTTCAATCGCTGTTGCGGCAGTATCAAGTGCGTTAACTGCGGCTTTAGAAGATTTCTTTGTGGGGCTGTTTACTGCTGTGCTGTCATCTGATGAACTGTTTTCAAGGCTCATCACATTGAGCCTGTCAAATCCTTGAAGATTGTCTTTAATTTCCTTTGTCTTTTTCGATGTTGTGGCAAGTGCAGAGTTTGCACTCTTTGTTTCATCGGCGAGGTCTGTCATTTCAGAGCTTGCGGAATTTGCGGAATTGTCGGTTGCAGATGAATAGCCGAAAACCTGTTCCGTAAAGCTTTTGAATTTTTCCGTTGCAACATCTAATTTTTCGATAAAGGAATTAAGATTTTTCAACAGCGGAGAAAACACATTGATAAGACCTTGACCGAGTGTAGCTTTCAGGCTGTCAAGTCGGAGCTGTAAAATTCTTGTCTGATTCGCCCAACTGTCCTGCGTTCGGGCAAAGTCATCCGTCGCATTGGCGAGCTGGTCTTGAACAAACTTGTAACGCAATGTTACTTTTTCGGCTTCAGTCATTTTAGCTGTGGTCTTACCGTAACCGTTTGCAAGGGCATAGCTGTCAAGCGCAGTCTGTGTCATTACGATGCCTAAATCTTTTAAAGTTTCGGTTTCGCCCGAAAATACTGATTTAAGTTTTGTATAGGCTTCGTCCTGTCTGATGTTGTAGAATGAAGCAACATCGCCTGCAAGTCCTGTCAGCGTGGTTGACATATCATAGGCTTCTTTCTCAGTAAAACCGAAAGCCTCAGCCATTGAGCCGAAAGTACCGACATACCGCTTTGCCATTGTTTCGGACAAACCAAAAGAATTAGCTGCACTTTTTGCCCACTTGTCAACCTGTTTGGTCATTGCCGGAAAAGTAACATCAACAACATTCTGCACCTCCGCAAGGTCAGAACCAAGCTCAATGCACTCTTTGCCGAAATTTGTAATTGCATAAGTGCTGAAAGCAACAGCGGCAGTCTTTGCAAAGGTCTTAAGCTGATTTTTTACCCTTTCGATTGATTTGGTAACAGTAGTATTAACCTGTGCCAAACCGCCGTTAAAACCCGATGTATCAAGTTTCGTGTCAAAATTCAGATAACCGTCAACCGCCAAATTTTCACATCCTTTCATTTAAAAATGGGCATAAAAACAGCGCACACCGTTATGATGTACGCTAATAAAATTTTGCAAAAGAACAGCCACCCCGTTTGGAGTGGCTTTTTCGTTTTATTCAATCATTGATTTCAGCTCATCCATATGCTCTGTAACACTTGCGACTTTATCAGTGCCAAGAGAATATTTAGCCAAATCTATCTCACCGCTAATCCAACGGTCATTATCAGTTGTCGGAAGATTTTCATTCTTCAGAATATAATCACCGAGCTCATTTTCAATCTCATCGAGCTTTGCTTCTGCTTCTTCGGCAGTAAGTGTTCCGTCAACATAACTCTGCATATATTGAATGGCTTTTTTTGCTGAATTGATTGCAACATTACTGTACTTAGCCACCTCAGTTGTTACCATTTCGGAAGTTTCAGCCTTTATATCGGTGTTTGAACTGCTTTCCGCTGTTGTACCGCAACCAACAAGCGATACTGCAAAAACTGCGGTTAATGCTAACGCTATGAGTTTTTTCATCATTCATCCTCCTAAATGTTAAAACAATATAGTTTTTATTTAATCATACACTAACATTTAGAGAATGTCAACAATATGTGATACGATACTACACTACACGAGCGAATTTATGAAGTCAAGTTCCTCTTTATCTTCGGCTGTAAATTTGGGCTTTAGGTCGATAAGTTCTTTATGTTCATTGTAGAAATCCCGTTCGGTTTTGTCGAGTTTCTTATGCTTTGCCTTTTTGGTGCGTATTGAAATCACCTGTGTAAACAAGCCGTCACCCACTTCATTGAACAAGCCGAGAAAAGTCCACCAGTGCATATAATCGACTGTGCGTGTTTCCACTCCTGCAACCTTATTGAGAGCTGGGAAGATTATATGTCCGTCCTGTTCCCAATCAAGCACACGAATGGGGAGCTGTTTGCCCTGCGGAATATCTCCGCCGTCAAGATACCAAGTTGCCCTGTCAAGTGCCTTTTGGTAATTTTCGGGAATTTCCTTGTAAAGGCACTCGACACACACTCGGCATTTTTCAAAATCGTTCAGATCATCGTCTGCATAGGCTTTGAAAATCAGCAGAGCAACACGGAAATCGGAATTGATTTCGTAGTTTCTGCCGTCAACCTCAAGGCTTTTCGGCAGTAATTCAATCACTTTTTCACCTTTGAAGTGTATTTGCCGACTTTCTCATTGGAAATTTTCTGTGCCGATTCAAAATCAGCCTGCATAACAGGAATAAGCACTTCAAGGAAGTTTTCAAAAATCGGCTTACCGCCCGCAAGTGAAAGACAGTTAATTTCACCAAAGGCAACCGTGCAGACATCCGAACCGAAAATGTAGTTAATCTGTTCTCTGATGTCCTTGTCGCACTCGGTGATAAGCTGAATTGCGTCTGTGTTTTCAGCTTTTTCAGCGTTTTCATACTTCTTCTGAATCTGCTCAATATTCTTGACTGCCTCGTTGAGCCTTGCAAGAATGCCCACATCCGCGGTATTGATACGGATTACTGCGTTTTCGTCATCGCCAATCTGATACTCCTTGTAACCTCTGTCAAAAACAAGTTTCTGCATAAATCAATCCCTCCCCAAAGATTAAACCGTTGCGGTAAAGGACGGCACTTTCTTCTCAATTGTAGCCGTACCCTGCTGTCTGTCGCCGTTAAATGCGATGTTGAACGGAATGTTCACACCGCCCTGAGCACCGCCGTAGGACTGTGGCTTTACGATACAGGTTTCAGTCCAAGCGTCATACGGGCCTGTCTTCTTATCAACAAGGACTTCAAGAATTGCAGTCTTGCAGTCGTCGCCTGTAAGGCGGTTCATTGCAATATCCTTAATCTTTTCATAGATTGCATCGCCTGTGTTTGCGTAATAAGTGTCTGCGTCAATTGACGGTTCATAGCCGTTATCGTTTACAACCGTTTCATCAAGAATGTTCTTGACTGTTTCTGTGTCGGGGTTGAGTTCAACGGACATATCCTCAATGTCACGACCAATCAAAAACCACTTAGGGGTTTCGCCTGTGCCGAACGAAGCGTCAATGTAGTGCATAAGATAACTTCTTTTGAGTTTACCGATATCGGGTGTTGTTGTCATAATTAAAATTCCTCACTTTCGATTTTGTAATCTGCGGTAATTTGTAACTGATACATTACATTACCAATTAAATTGCTGTCGGGTATGTCATAAAGCATACCGTTTGAGCAGGTTATTTTTGTGAGCGTACCTGCAAGCTCATTGTTACCAACCGTTACGGTCAGCGTTTGCCCCTTTGCCTGTTTTTCAAGCCACAGCTGTAACTCGTTAATAAGTCCGCTGTTGGCAAGTCGGTCATAGTCATTAACCGACTGATAAACAGCGTACAAGATGAATGTGTGCTGTCGCTCCTGATTACCGAGAACATCGGATTTAATCAGTGTGTCGCCTGTCGGAGATAAGCCGTAGCTGTCAGTGTCGGGGGTTGTGTAGTCAAGGTGCAGGACATCGTTCAGCTTTGGAAAGCTCATCACAATGCTCTGCATAAGTTCAATTATGTTCATTCTGCCGTACCTCCTGCCACTTTAGCAGCACCCTGTAAAATCTCTTTTTTACGGTCGGCTTTCATTCGTTCAAACCACATCTTGCCGGCAAGAGGGTGCTTTGCCCGAGAATAAACAAGCATTTTGCCTGTGGGGTGTTTCTTCTGTCCTTTAGGGCTGAAATAACCCACAATAACACCGTTTTCCTTAATCGGGATATTGGGACCGTAAACCTTGCCATAGTAGAGATACCTCGCATATGGTGTGTTCTGATGAATTTCGCCCGAGCCTATAACCGTTGAGAGGGTTGCCGACTTTTCAAGCACACCGTTTCTGAACGGTGTATAGGGTTTCATTAATCGTAAAACCGTGCTGTCAACATACTTTTGCACCTTTAACACATCGGCATTTTTGCGAACTGCAAACTTTTTATCCCAGAGGAAACCTGCCGTACCGTTTTTCGACTTGATGACAAAATCGGGCGGTTGAACAATCTTCATGCAATCACCTCGCCGAAATTTTGATGTGCTGTAAATCGGTTACGCCATAAAACTTTTCATCAATCGACATAACCGCATAGCACCTGTGTTTTTGCTTTAGCGTTTTAAGGCTCTGTGACACGCTCTGAGGGTTTGAATTATCAAAGGTAAAATTACTCTCGCCCTTAATAATAATGTCCTGTGCGCTGTTCTGAGGGGTGCATAGCTGACCTGCAAAAAGGTTTTCGCTCGGCTTTAAAAAGCCGGGCAAAAGCCCTGCGGATTCAATCGGGATATACACCGTCACGCTGTCAGCGTTCTGCATTCCGCTTTTAAGCACATTGCGAGCCTTGTTCTCCTGCCAATGACATTCGGGAATGAAATATCGGTCATAACCCGAGCCGTTGAATCTGTAGATTGTGCAGGAGCTTTCAGGGGTAATAATCATCTGCGACCACCTCTGTACAGCAAATCGGTGTCGGCAAGATACTTGTAAATTGTGTGTCTGACAGCCTTTTTATGGGCGGTTTTACGCTCTTCTTCGGACACATAGCTTACGGATTCATCACCGACGCTTGCAGATGAAATTCCTGAATTTGCGGACTGCTTTTCATCGTTATATACAAGCTCTGCAAGCTCACAACAGCAGAGTTTTACGCTTTCGGGAATATTGTTCCCGTCAACATTTTCGCCTGTGTATGCCTTAATGAGCAGGGTTGCAGAGCGTGCATAATAATCAAAGGCGGAAACAATGACCGCCTTTCTGCCACAGAGATATTCAGAGATGTAATAGCCTTCATTGGCATAAGCGGTCATAGTAACACTCCTTTAAGCCTCTACAGCTGAATGGCAGTAGATACCTGCTTTTTTATTCTCGTAAACATCGGCAATACCGACCATACGATAACCAAACTTCCAACCGTCAGAACTCTGATTAACTGACGGCTCAATAACCTTTGTGTCAAGGTGCTTTGTGAACTGAATCGGAGCAGAGCCGTGAATAATCATAAAGTTGATATTCTTGCCCGAAGTCGCCTTTTTGTAACCGCCCTTTTCCTTGCTTGAGGATGTGCCGTCAAGCTGTTCAATTGCTGTATAGAATCTTGACTGTGGCACAAGTGTGGTATCTGCAAAACGGCTGAGAACCTCCCTTGACTTTGTTGTATCAAGATCCTGCACAAGACCGTAAAGCGGTGATGTGATGAAAAGGTGTCTGTTCTCGAAAGGAACTTCGTCCTCATCCATTTTTGTTGAGGCTGTGCGGAGAGCCTTTACAACCTCTTCGCCTGTTGTGAGAGTTGCACTCACGGACGAAATACCGCTTGTACCGGCATACTTTGCAAAGCGGAAAGCGTCAAGCTCGGGAACAACCTTTGTGCGGATAAACTCGCCCGAAAGTCTGCCGAATGCAATGCCTGCCGTTTCTGCATTATCCATTGTGTCAACCGTGAACATTCTGCCACGGTCAAAGTTACATTTCACGGTTTCGTTCGTAAGCTCAACATCGCCGTCAACATAACCGCTGTTGCGTGAGTAGTCTGCAAGACCGTCCATTGTGAGCATCGGAATGATAAGCTCGTTTGCGTTAGCGCCCTGTGTTGCAAGGTCTGACGCACCGTCAATTTTGCTTGTGAGTGCCGACTGCTTATAGACCTCATCAAGCAACGCTGTGTACTGCTTAAAAAGTGCAATTGTGTTTGCCATAATAAAATCACCTCATAGATTTAATAAAATTATTTCTTTTCGGCAGAAAGTCCCATAGCCGCACGCATTGACGCAAGCGGATTTGAGCCTGTACCGCCGTTACCTGTATCGGTTGCACCGACAGGATTCTGAAAAGGCTCATCAGACCCGAACATATAGCCGTTTTCGGACTTAACCTGTTCGAGAGCCTTTTTGATGTCATCTGCCTGATTTTTAGATGTTTTCAGGTTTTCAAGGTCAAGCAGAGCCTTGACAGCCTTTGCATTTTTCGCACCGCTCTTTGAAACAGCGGTGTCAAGAACAGAGTTAAACTCCATATCGGCAATTTTTATCTGATACTCGTTTTCCTTTGTTTCAAGTTCGCCGTTGAGCTTTTTGATTTCGCCCTTGAGCTCATCCACATTGACACCCTCAAACTTTTTGAGTGCAGTCTGCGCAGTTTCAAGCTGTGACTTGTAGTTGTCCTTTGATGTGCGGAGCTTTTCAACCTCTGACACGGTTTTGTAATTATCCGCAAAGGCTTTTTCAAAGTCTACCTTTTTATCTTCGGGAACTGTAAAGCCGATTTCGGAGAGAAGTGTGTGTATATTCTTCATAGTAAATCCTTTCTGCATAGCTTGTATTCCGCTTTGCCTGCGGTAGAAATTCAGCCGTTATAACCTACGGCATGGTAAAATAAAAGCACCTATGCAATCAAATGCAAGGGCGCTTAATCTGTTTTTTCTGTTTTAACTGCTTTGGCTCTCGGCTTTTTGGGAGCGTCAGACTTGACCTCTTCTGCAAAACCGCCGTCAATGAGTTCCTTTGCTCTCTGCTCGGAGCATTCAAAAACTTCATTCACAGGTCGGGTTACATAGCCGTTCTGCCTGTCATTAAATGCTGTTGTTACTCTGATTTTCATTCTGTCACCACCTTTCTAAACCGGTCGAAATCGACGGGTTTAACTGTTAATCTTTACTCTTAAATGTAATCGGCAAAATCTGTTTAGGCAGGAAGTTAATTTCATAACGATATTTGTCCACTTCTGCACCGCTTATGTCCTCTACAACATACATAGTTTCATCATTAAGACCTATGATATGCTTTTTGTATTCACCCTTGCCCGTTTCGCAGACAACCTCAATTTGGTTATCGTCATTATCGACCTGTAATGAAAAAGCGGCAACAAGTTCAAATGACGGCTTATCGGTTCTTGTGTTAATAACCGTAAGCCTGCGTATCACATTGAAATTGTCTGCTTCCTGCGAAACATTGTACGATACCTGCGTTGCCTCGGTACAGCCCACAGTAACCAGTACGGTTGTTGCAATCATAACTACCATAAGTACAATTGCTAAAATTCTTTTTCTCATAGTATCAAACCTTTCTTTGATTAATAATAAAAAAGCACTCTGATTTCTCAAAGTGCTGATTTGATGTATTTAGTTCTGTTACGGCAAGTTGCAGGCAAGTTAAGCAATGCCGTGAACAAGCCGTTTTTCTTGCTCTGAACATATTCTCGGCAAATTAAACAACAAAACCGCCCTTTTTACGGAGCGGTTAGCTTTTGTTTCTTTGTTTTTCAAGTTCTTTAATTATTTCGTCAAGACGTTTTGAAGCTTCTTCGTTAGAACCATCTAAAACAGATTTGTTTATTTCTTCCATTCAAATAAACCTCCTTCTTGATGTTTACTTAAAAATTTATCAATAACCTTTCTGTATTCACTGTCAGAACCTGTTTTTATCCTCTTTTTTTCCATTCGTTGTAACTCTGTTAAAAGTGATAGCCTGTCGTATCCTTTCAACTTTGTTAATACTTCAATGTTGCCATCGTTTTTCACAATAGTAAATGTTTTTATACTATCATTCTTAATAAATTCGATAATATCATTTAAAGAATAACTGCTGTTTCTCGGGTGATTGTGCATAACAAATAAATCTTTGCCTTGAAGTGCTGATCCAAAATCTATTTTTTCATCAGTTCCTTTAATAGGCTCTGTAATCATTTTGGACACATCATTTTTTAACACGAAGGCAACTTCTTTATTGTCATTTTGTTCTTTTGAAAATTTCAAAAGCTCCTTGTGTTGTTTTTGAATTTCCAAACACTGCTCTTCTGTATAACCTTCAATATCAACTTTAGGAATACAACTGATAGCTTTATCGGTTATCGGAGTAATAGGCTTTTTACTTTTCTCTTTTATTATACCACTTTTACCCGATTTTGCAACATTTTCAGCGGTGATTTTATTGACACTCTCTGCCTTTTTCGGGAGTTTTGAGCCTAAGGCATTTTTGCCGTTTACGGTTACTCTTTCCCATTGTTCGGGAAGTCCCATAGCTTTTGAAAACTTTACATATTCGTCCTGCCTTTGAAAGTATCGGACCTTTGCGCCTGTGATTGTGTCATAGTCTGCACCGCCCTGTGTAAGCAGTTCAATCTTCTGTCGGTCGGCGCGCATTGCGGTTTCAAGCTGTCTTTGCTTCTGCTGTGCCTCATATGCCGTGTACTCTTTGCCGTTATACTCTTTCGGGGCGTTCTCATCCTCGTTCATACGGTCAAGTTCTTCTTCGCTGTATGTCGGGGTATCAATGCCCTTGATGAACGGCGAATAGCTGTGGTAGCAGTTCGCACCGCAAAGACCTGTGACCATTCCCAATCCACAGACTGTTTCAAGCTCCTTTTTGCTGTACACTCTGCCCTGCCACACCTGATGTGTCGGTCTTGCACCACGGTGATAGCTGACCTCGAAATATTCCGTGCCAAGCTGTTCGGCGTTGTCCTCGTTGACCTTTGCGACAACCTGATTAAAGCCTGTCATCAACGCCCTGCGTGCCGCCACATCAACACGATTGCTCCAACCACTTGCATAATCGACGGTACGCAATCCGCTGTCGGTCATAGCTTTAACCGCTTTTTTAAGGACTGTGTTATAATCAACCGCACCGCTTGCAATCTGCATAAGTCCGTTGTCAAGAGTGCGTTGGTAAAAGTCCGCAAGCGGAGTAAATGACAGCGTATTGTCGGCATTTCTCACGGCGAATCCGAGTGAGCCTGTAATGTTCCTGTACTCCGATTTTGTCTGATTTTTGACCGCCTTTACAAGTTGTTGCAACTGTTTATTTTCTGCATAAGGAATATGCTCTTTGCCCTTACTTGTATAAAGCTCCTCATTTCTTGCATATCCCGATTTCACGACTTCGTCATAAATTCTGTCGATTTCATCGTCAGACACATCGAGCGTGCTTTGAATAAGATTATTGATTTCGTCCTTGCCGGCACCGAGTTCGTAGAGCCTGTTAATCTGCCAATCGGCGGCGGAAGTGATTTCTTTGCCGTTTGTTTTCAGTCTTTCGGTAAGGTCTGACATAATGTTCAATTGCAAACTGCGGTACAACTGTTCCATAACCGAGGGCAAAGCCTCAATTTCAGTCGGAGTGAACATTATTCGATAACCTCAGGGGACTGCGGAAGATTCTTTTTTGCTGTCTTTTCGTCCTCTCCATACCATTTCATTCTGTATTCCCACGCTTGAAGGATGCCGAGGTTTAAGTCCTGAATATCCTGTGTGCGTTCAGTCTGTTCATCGGTGAGAATACTGTCCTTAAAGTCACAAACGAATGTGTAACCGCTTGTTGTCAGCGAATTGTAAAAGGCGAGAGCATACACCAAATCATCAAGGCAATAGCGAAGCTGTTTCTGAATTGCCGACACGGTATTGTACTTTCTGTCCTTAGCCGACTTAATCTCCGTAGCAGTCTTTGCGACTGTTTCGGGGTTTGAAAGGTCACCGTATGCAAGACCGACCGCAAATTCAATCATACGCAAATATGTATTCAAGCCGTCCGTAATGTCGGACTGTCGGAACGCAGGAGAAAAGTCCTTGAACAGTTCTTCGTCGCCCAAATCCACATCAACGGCACGGTACAAACGCCTGTTAAGTCTGTCGGCTTTGCCGTCCTTTAATGCGGCAGAATCAACATGAATCGCACGCTCTCCGCTTTCAAATTCCCAGTCAAGCCGTCCGAACTGCATATCGGCTTTCTGAATGATTTCAAGTCCGCTGTCAAAAATCGACATACCGCAGGACGAGCCGTCAATCGTGTTTTTAATCGGCACTCTGAAATAACCGAACGCAGGTCTTTTCATATCGGGATATGTAATCGCAGGCGGTAAGTCTGCCCATTCCTCAATCACACCGAGGGGAATTTCCGTTCCGAGAACTTCGGGAGACGCCGAGCGATAAGCCGTATTCGTAATTGTCAAGCCTTTATCCTTGTCAAGGCTGTGAAATTCAAGCCTTGTGTAGTAATTGTCGCCGATTTTCTTAAATTCGGGGAAAATAACCTTTACAAGCCTGTGCTTTGAATCAAACTCAATCGGCACAAAGGCATTTGCAGAAATGTACTGCACCCTGTCACCGCCCAAAGGCTTGATAACCATAGCACCTGTTGCAAGACCTGACTGTAACTCCGAATTAAGCTCCTCGGTTGCAGTTTCAAACAATTTTGACAGCGTTTCATTTGAGATGTTCACCGTCATTTCGTTAAGCGTAATGTTAGCAAACTCCCTTGTGATTGACTGCTCAAGCCTCAAACTAATGACATTTTCATCAAGCCACGGAGCTTTGCCGACATAGCAGTTTTGCCATATGCCGATAGCCTTTTGCATTTCTGCCGTAATCGCAAGCCGTAAATTAAGCGCCTGCCGAATATTTTCAAGCGGAAACATTCGCCTCCACACTCCTTTCAAAAAATCTATAAGTCCCATTATTCACCTCTGCGTTTCCATACTCTGTTCATTGCATATCTGACAGCGTCAATATGGTGGTTGTCCTTATCGGGATAACCGCTGATAACATTGCCGTCCTTGTCACGCTCGTATTCATAGTCGAGAAACTCCTGTGCAGTATGCGGACAGCGTGTGTTATCAATCACAATCTCACGTAAAGACTGCAACCACTTCATCGAGTAAACAACCGAACCAGGTCCTTTTTCTGCCGAACGAGCCATTAAACCGTCAGCCCTGTAATCGCCGACTGACTTCTGTTCTGCACTGTCGCAAGTGATTAAATCATTGCTTGTAACTCCGTGCTTAGTTCTGAGCAATTCGGCTGTTTCCCTGTTGCTTTTTTTGTTGCAATGTTCCTCGTCAAAAATAATGAGCTTGTGTTGACTTGGAATATAAGTCATACAATCATAGGCAAACGGATCAGGATACCAGCCCCAGTCAACACCTCTGTACAGTCGGTCAAAGGTCTGAATTTCGTCATCTGTGACCTCACGAATAACAACATTATCAAATACATTGCCGCCTGTGCCGTTAGCAATGCCCATATACTCGTTTTCATAGGCGGTAGGGTTTGTTTCTTTCAGGAACTCTGCGTCATCTATAAACGGCTTTCCAAGCCATTTTGACGGTACTGTAAGGTATGTGCTCTCAATAACAAGCCTGTCTTGACGGGGAATTTTAATATACTTGTTTGCCCAGTTCTGTGCAGATTTCGGAGGGTTGAACGATTTAAATTTAAAAGCCGTGTCACCGCCACGAATCACCGACTGTTCAATCTTTCTGACAGCTTCCTCACCCGTGAACTGGTCAAGTTCTTCAAACCACACAACGCCGATATAGCCGAACGGTACTTTGATTGATTTAATCTTGCCCGGATCATCTGCTCCACGGAAGTATATTTTCTGTCCTGTGCTTACCCTCGTGATTTCGAGAGGTGACACGGTGCAGTTAAACTCGCTTTCAAGACCGAGAGCAGAGATTGACCACAAAATCTGCTGATACACCGAACTGCGCAGAGTGTCGGCTACCTGACGAAAAATACAGGCGTGCATATCCTCGTTCTTCATAAGCAAATCAATAACATTCAGACTGACGAAAGACGATTTTGTTGAACCTCTTCCGCCGGGGAAAACATATTCCGAATGTTCTTTACCCTCAATATCAAAAAGCACCGACGAAAACGACGGTGCAACCATATTAGCCGGTATTCCTTTGTACTCCGAACCGTCACTCTTTGGCGGTTCAGCCTTTTTGCGTTCAATGTCGAGATAGGCATTGTCGAGCTTGATTTTATGATTTTCAAAAACATTGTCACGGATAATATTTCTTAATTCTTTAATGGAATTAACATCACCTGTTTTAGCCTTTTTGAGAAGTGCCGCATTTACAACGAGCAAATTATTGACCAAATCTTCGTCAATCTCATCAACATTAATTCCCATATCAATAAGCATTTCCCAGTCGGCAGGAGTGTTCGCAGGCAACGAAAGTAACATATCCATAACCTGTTTCATACTCTTTTTACGGCGGCGTGACTTGCCCGAAGCCTTACCGCCCTTTGCTCCGTTTTTCACGGCTTCATCACGGCTTTGGTCAGATGTAAACGGTATTAAATTTTTCTCATTGGGCAATCACCTCACCTCTTTTATCTGATTTTCCCTCACAACACAAAACCGCCCTCGGGGTGAGAGCGGTCTGTGCGAATTTTTATCTTAGGAGAGTTCTACATATGTCCTGTTTGTCAAACTTTCATAATACCATTATACGCAGGGTAAGGGTGACATTCAATGACATTTCAAAATAATTTTACGAGAAATCGAACTTTTTTCGGAACGCCTGTAACGCTTCGCCGTGTAATCTCAGGGTATGCCTTACGCTCATTTCCATACTCTCGGCAATATCCTCCCACCTCTGACAATTTATGTAATACTCGGTCAAAATTGCAATGTAACGGTAATCGTCAAGTGCGTTGATTTTACTGCGGATTTCAGTTTTCAACCGCACAAGATTGTCAATTTCCCGATTGATTTCAGCCTGAAGGTCTGCAATCCTGTCAACAATCCGCATAGGGTCATTAACTCCCGATGTCTTAACAGGCTCGTTCTGCTTAACCGATACCTGTGCAATATTCAGCCTAAGTTTTGACAGCTCGTGTTCTTTCGTTCTGATCAGCTTATCCGAAACCCTGATCGAATATAAATAATCTTTAACCGTCAATTCGTATCTACCTCGCTTTCAATTCTTCAATCAATCGCTCCAACGCAAATTTTGCGTTATCAGTAAGTTGTCTTTGCCATACACCGTTAGATGGCGACCATCGAAATCCGTTTTGTTTCAGAACGGTTCTTGTATCTGCATCAGGCTTACCGTCAAATCTAAGCTGTAAACGCATAATATCAGCATTTTCAATAACCTCAAATAAATCTGTATTATATGTTTCATTCGTCTGTTCTGTAGCCGTTTCTTTCAGTCTTTCAAGTTCGGCAATTCTTTTCCGAGTGTTTTTAATTTTTGCATTGTTGTTTGTCAACGCATACGGCGGGAATGGTACGCCGTACATACTTTCTTTGATAGCCTTGTCAAGCTCTGTGGCTCTTTCATCTGTATAATCTTTATAGCCTTTCATTGTTTTGTGCTTACGATAATAGGCGTTTGTAGCTTTCATTTCTGTCTGCAATGCTTCGGCTTTTGCAAGTTTATTCAGCAACTGCTCTATGGCATCTGCGTCACCCGATTTAATGATATTTGTACCTCTTAACAGCCCTTTGATTTTTTCGGGTATTTTTTGAATTTCATCATATAGCTGATAGTGCTTATCTCGTGCGGCGTTCTGCTTTTCTTTCTTTTTTACGGGGAAATTACTACTGCCGCTAATCATCACGGACGGACACATCATTTCAATTTTAAACTGCTTGTTATACCAGTCTGCCAGCCTTTTAGCATATCTGTCTGCCATTGTCGCCCCTTTTTCTTTCAAGTTATTGGGTAACTTATCAACAAGGCTGTAACATTTATCAACCTGACTCCTGTATGCTCCTGTTTCTTCGCCTTTCTCGTAATCTCTAAAAGACCAACATTCACGGGCTTGTCTTGCGGCGGTTTCGTTAATTTCATAGTATTTCATTTGCTATCATTCTCCTTTTCAAACTATCAATACTTGCTCTTTAACTAACATTTTATTTATCGCTCTCTGATAAAAAGACTTATCAATTTCAAAACCGTAAGAATTTCGATTCAAATCTCTTGCTGCTCTCAATGTTGTTCCACTACCTGCACAAGGGTCAATTACCACATCGCCCTCATCTGTAAAAATCTCAATCAACTGTGATAACAAATTAACTGGTTTTTGAGCGGGATGAATTTTAGGAATAATTTTCTTATTGTCGTTTTCCCATTTGAACCAATTGAAAACCATATGTCCTGAGCCACGGATTGTCTTTCCGTTCTCATCAGTTTTCGCCCCATTTCTGAATTTTGGAAGTTTATCTCTATATAGAACCAAAGCATATTCTGTCGCCCCTACCACTCTCATATTGGCTTTAAGAACCTGTGGAGAATAGTTTTTACAGAACACTAATGGAATATAATGTTTAAACTCATATTTTTCGGCATATTTCAATACAGTAGAAATCTGTTCAAACGAGCAAAAGACTATCATACACGGGGCATTTGAACTTCTTCCTCTTACGGATTTTTCAGTGGGTTCTTTCTTTAGCAATCTGTTGCAAAAATGGAAATATTCAGCAATATTAAAATTATAATCACTTCTGAAAGCCATTGATTTTGCTAATTTACTTTCTCCATTACTGTTGTCCCCTCCCTTATACCACATAGGATTACTACCATAAAAATTACTGCCTATGTTATACGGAATATCACATACCACAAGCTGAGCCTTTGGAATGTTATATCTCTTGAAATTCTGAAAATTATCATTATATAATTCACATTTAATAGTATTATTCATATGAATGCCCTCTTTCATTTACAATTACTGTATCATTTGCTGTCAAGATTTTAATATTTTTCATTTTGTTTTACTCACTTTCTTCACGCTGATTCCATTTTTCAGCGTAATATCCAATATATCCTGTTTCTTCATTGGCATCTCCTGCAGGGATAGTAAACGGCATACAGATTTCATCAAGTACGCAACCTTGTTCCGTATCTGTGTGTAAGTAATATTGGTGGACAACCGTTTGCCCATTATTTATTTACAAAAGAATATCTATGAAATTCCATTTCACCACCGCAAAACGGGCAAGGTTTAAGTTCTAATTTAGACATTTTCTTCATCTCCTTCAAAATTAACAACTTTTCCGTTGTCTGTGTAGTCCCGCTTCTCAAATTCAAGTTTCAGCTTGTCGATAACCACACGGTCGATATGCTCCCAAAACACTTCGTCAGTGTCGGAGTGTTCAATTATTTCGGTCATCGACTTCAAAGCCTTTGCACATCTATCACGACCAAAGCCGAAATCCTTATACAAGGCAAATACAATAGTCTTAAAAATTCGCCTTGTCAGGTCATTGATTTCTTTGTCCTTGACTTTCTGATATTCCCTGTTGGCAAGGCGGTTAATCTCCGCCATAGCCTCCTTTTTCAGCTTAACGGGTATTCTCGCTTTCAATGCTTTCTCTCCTTTCGTCAATCTTATCAAGTGCAGTTACAATCAACGAGCTTTTGGCTTTGGTGTCCATAAGCTCTGCCTGATAGTAAAACCGACCCGTTGTATTCCGTCTGATGATACAGCCTTTCAAAATGTATTCTGCTCCATTGTACAGCACGGTTCTTTCAAGGTTGCGTTTAACTTCCGAGATATTCACAGTTCTTCCACCTTGATGTAAATACCCGAAACCTCTGCCCAAAACTTTTCACATATCTCGCTTGCAACAAGTGCGTCATCAGACCAAAAGCCGAGAGCGGTCATACAGTCTTTTAGCATTTTTTGCAGATTGTCCGTGTCAGGTTTTGTTATACGATATTCGCCGTCCTGATGTTTACCACGAGGAAAGCACCACTTTGTTATCAGTCTGACACCCGACTTGTACGGGTCTGACGGTTTAAATTTTGCTAAATGTGATGTGAGCTTTTCTGATGCCTGTTTCACCTCGGGCGGATTGTAAAAAACAGGTTTGCCGTTTTTTACCATAATCTTATGTTCCTGTGCAGTTACGGTCGGCGGTATCATCGCCATAAAAAATTCCATTTTTGATATTTCACTCCTTTAAAGCATTAAAGTTACTTTTGATTTTTGAATTTTGCTTTTAGTCACAGGTCAGGGGAAGGAGTTGTTGTGCGTAAGCTTCGCACAACTACTTCACCCCTGTGACCTTTAGGGAACGGACACCGTTTATATATACGTAGTATATATAGTTTTGTCTGTCCCTCGGACATTCTCGATAATTTATCGACTTTGTCCCTGTTTTTGTCCGAGAGGGACATTTTCGATTTTTTATCGACTTTGTCCCTCTTAGGGACACGGACAAGGACAAAAATTTATCGACTTTGTCCCTCGGACAGACAGACAAATTATTCGACTTTGTCCGTGTCCTTTCGTCCTACTTCACCGCCGTCTATCCAAAAACCGCCGTGCTCTTTTATGTATCGTCTGACCGTTTTTTCGGACTTTCCCATATATTCTGCTAAGTCAGCTACATTTGCCTGACCGTTTTCCTCAGCACCGCTAAACGCTGTTTCGAGGGCATTGTTTTGTTCCTGCTTGCGTTCCGATTCACTTTTTTTCTTGCTAAAATTCTTCTTGTAGGGTGAGCCTTTGATGTTAAAATCGCCCTCAAAATTACAGTCTTTCAACACGCCTGTTGTATCTAATTTGTGTATCGGATAATCAAACCAAAGGTTAAGTGCATCAAATGCCGGAAACTCTCGCAGAGTACCCTCTATTCTCCACGCTGACATCCCTTTTACGGTTTTTTCGGCACTGGCAACATCTGACATCATCAGCTTAAAAGACTGTTCAGGAAGCGCTTTGCGTGCGATGTCAATCATATTATTTGACATTACCAAATCGTCCTGCGAACACACTTCACTGATTTTGTTGAAACGACCTATCCAGTCTTTGCAGATTTTACAGGTTCTTTCATCCTTTTGCTGCTTCATCAAATCTTCGCTGATTTCAAGCCTTGTAAGGTCAAGGAGTGCATCGGGGTCACGAGCGAAAACACCCGAACCCGACACTCTGTCCATTGACTTCTTGCCACCCTGAGCGCCTTTTGAGTGGTGGTGACAGTAGATTACCGCACATCCGATTTCGGTACAAACCTTGTCAAACTGGTTGCAGAAGTGTGCCATTTGGTCTGCACTGTTCTCATCGCCTGTAATAACCTTGTATATCGGGTCAATTACTACGGCTATAAAGTTGCCTTTTAAAGCTCTGCGTATGAGCATAGGCGCTAACTTATCCATAGGCACGGACTTGCCACGCAAGTTCCAAATATCAATTCTGTTTAAGTTTTTTGGTTCAAGTCCAAGTGCTTCATATACGTCCTTGAATCTGTGAAAACAGGACGCACGGTCAAGCTCAAGATTCACATACAAGACATTGCCCTGCGCACACTTAAAACCGAACCATTCTGTACCCTCGGCAATTGCAATGCACAATTCAATCAGTCCGAACGATTTGCCGGCTTTAGAGGGACCACCGAGGAGCATTTTATGTCCCTGTCGCAATACTCCCTCAATCAGAGGCGGAGCAAGTTCAGGAGGATTTTCAAAAAAATCTGCAAGGTTGTCAAGGTCGGGCAAGTCATCGTTGATACTTTCCACCCAGTCTTTCCACTCGGCAAAGTCTGATTTACCGATGTTTGTGTCAATGATAAACTGCTTTTTGCCGTTGCGGATAACACCGGGCATACGGCTCAGTCTTGACGGATTGCGGTTCTGCTTGTCGATTTCAAAGCCGTTTTTATTGCATACGTTGTAGATGTAATCAACTCTTTTGCGGTATTCGTCATAGTTTGCGGCATCAATCTTAACAATAGCGTGGACTGATTTTCCGCCCGAATAAACAAGCACCGCAACAGGCAGCTCAAGCTCTCTGATGATTGCATTTTGTTCTTCAAGAGCCATACAGTCAGATTCCACGAGAGCATAACGATAATCGGTTACATTCTCGTTTTTTACACCCTTGCCATCCAATGGGTTGAACCTTATCCACGCTCCTGCCTCGGGTTTGTAATCGCCGAATACATTTGAAATATCACCGTCACAATTGTTGAGGGCGGCAATAAGCTCACCTGCCGTACGGTCACAACTGCCCTTTGTAGGCAGATATTTAACCTTGCCGTTATCGTTCTTCTCCCAAGTTTCGGTTACATAGCCGACATTTTCGGAGCTGTCAAAGAGGGTTTCAAGGTAGGTTACAATTTCATTCACAGGATTCCAGTTTGCAGGCTCGTGAAACTTTACACCCTCACAGGCTGTTACTCCGATATCGCCCTGTTCAAAAGCAATTTCATCATTCCAGCCGAGTTCTTTCGATTCACGGAAAGTCATACCTCTGTCTTTTGCCATTTGGACTATTGTGCCTGCTGTGACAGGTGAGGCAGAGCCGTTAAAGCTCTGCCATTTCTTTTCACACTCACCGTTGTGATATCGGCTGTCTGCTCTGCTCCAATCGTCCCAGTCCTTTACGCTGTATCCCTCTTGTTTGAGTGCCATTCCGACATTTACCCAGTCTTGGTAGTCAAGCTCTGACGGACTGATGTATTCAAGTGCATTAAGTAAGTCCAACCGTATTCACCTCGCTTTGCGGTACATATGTTTTCGGGTTAATGTTTTTCGGAGTTCTCCAACCGTTTGCGGCAATCCTTGAAATCAAGGCTGACGCTTCGTCAAACTGCCATTTGCCCACGTGCTGAAAACCTCTGCTTTCGAGCATACGGATTTGTTTAGGTGTGGTTAAGCCCTCAATTCTTCGCTTTTCGAGCCTGTCAAGAATAAGTTTTGCTTTGCCGGCACTCTGGATTTCATCGGGGAATATTCCGAGCTTTTCAAGTTTTGCTTTCTGTTTGTCTGTAGGCGGAGAACACTCCCAGCCGAATGCCGGAACATATCCTGCAAGGTCCTGCGCCTGAATTGACATTTCGTATTGCAAGGGATCTACAAGTTTGCGTTTGCGTGTTCGCATTTCCGCAAGCTGATTTGCAAGCGCCTCTTCACGCTGAGCAACAACATCTTCACTTGCTTTTTCCTCCGCTTCTTCAATGTCAATCGGACAGCCTGCCTGTTCTGATAAGTTTTCTGTCATTTTTTGTGCGACTTCTTCATTGTCGCAAATGAGATGTGCAGGTCTGCAAAGTTCGTGTCTTTCGGTGTGCCACAAAAAGTCGAGCAACAAAAGCTCCGTCTTGTTTGGAGCAAGTCTTGTACCTCTGCCGACCATTTGGCAGTAAAGCCCCCGAACCTTTGTAGGTCTTAAAACGACAACGCAGTCAACACTTGGGCAGTCCCAACCCTCAGTTAAAAGCATTGAGTTACACAAGACATTGTATTTATCGTTTTCAAAGTCCTGCAATATCTCTGTTCTGTCCTCACTGTTACCGTTTACCTCTGCCGCTTTAAAGCCTTTTTCGTTCAAAATGTCTTTAAATTTCTGCGATGTTTTTACAAGTGGTAAAAACACAACAGTTTTACGGTTCTTACAGTATTTTTTCATTTCTTCGGCAATCTGATAAAGATACGGATCAAGTGCCGTATCAATGTCGCTTGCTTTAAAATCTCCTGCCTGTGTGGCAACTCCCAAAAGGTCAAGTGTAAGCGGTATTGTCACAGCTTTAATCGGTGACAGATACCCCTCTTTGATAGCCTTAGGGAGTGTGTATTCATACGCAAGCGAATCAAATACTGTTCCTAAATTTTTCATATCTCCTCGGTCGGGTGTTGCTGTAACACCCAACACTTTTGCATTGTCAAAATGCTCAAGCACACGCTGATAGCTGTCGCTGATTGAGTGATGTGCTTCATCAATAATGATTGTGTCGAAATAATCGCTGTCAAAGTTTGACAGTCTTTTCTCATGCATAAGCGTCTGTACAGAGCCTACAACAACCCTGTTCCACGAACCTATGCAACTTTGCTCGGCTTTTTCGACTGACGAATTAAGCCCTGTTGCTTTTTGGATTTTGTCCGCCGCTTGGTCGAGCAATTCTCCACGGTGGGCAAGTATCAGCACCCTGTCACCTCGACGGACACATTCTTCGGTGATTTTTGCAAAAACTATCGTCTTACCACAGCCTGTAGGCAAGACAAGTAATGTTTTTAAATTGCCGCTTTCCCACTCGGAGAAAACGGCATTCTTTGCTTCATTCTGATACGGTCGAAGTTGCATTAAAAGCTACCCGGTGTCCAGTTATTCGGCATCGCAGTATTTGGCGTTGCAGGCTGTGTGTTATACTGTGGCGGATATGTAGGCTGTACATACTGCTGAGGTGCAGACTGTGCTACGGCAGGCGATATCGTTGTCACCTGCTCATCGTATGCATAAAAATACTTGATGTCATTTGTTACGCCCTCTGTGCCGTCATTCTTCACATATTTGCGGATGATAACCTGACATTTACCTTTCTTACCGATAATGCCTGTCCAGTCCATACGGAGCGGTTCGCCGTGCTTTTTCATCGACACGGACAAAAAGAGCTGTGACAGCTTCCATTCAAGCGAGGAGTGCAGTACAAAATTAACTGTAATTTCTCGCTTGTCATCTGCTCCCCACACATCAAAAGTCACTTTTGCCATATTGCATGGTGGCAGTTTACCTTTACCCTGTGAGCGAGCACGCTCAACCTTTGCTACTGTAAAATCATAATCACCATCGGGGAGTGGTTCATAATTTCCGCCCTCTTCGGTTATTTCGTCGTTCCAACCAAATTCTCTATCCATTTATACATCTTCCTTTCTCATTAAAACGGTAAGTCACGGTTGCTCTGTATCACTTCGAATACCTTATTCCACGCTCCCACAAGGCAACCGTTAATAAATCGTGGGTCATAGTTTGTGATTGGTGTATCGTAAGGGTAGTGTCCCTGTGTAAACACCGCCTGTCTGATTTCGCTTTCATCAACACCGTTAGCTCTCATAAGGTCGGCAAGTGCTTTTGGTATGCCCTCAGGAATATTGACAGACTTGTCATTCTGTGGCATAGGTGAAGGTGGTACAGGCTCGGGAGCTTTTTCAATCTGCGTAGGTTGTGGCACAGGCTGTGTCACAGGCTCTGCCTTAGGTGGCTGAAGTATCGGATTCTGCGGAGCAGAAGCGTTATTTGCAGGTGCGACATCATTAAAAATATAGGCAATGCCTGCGTAGCTAAAATCCATTTCTTCGGGCAGTCCGTGACGATTCTTTGCGTCCCAACACGGATGATGAAGCGTGTACATCACTCTCCCTCCGCCCTGTGCCTTGTACTTTCTGCCGTCTTTGTCGGTCGCTACCGCTACTGTTTTATAGTTTGCGAAAAGCACCATATCCGCCCATTCTTTTACAAGCGGAGAAATCTGTGAAGCAGTCTTTTTGCCGAGTTTAAGCTCCCACCTGTCATATTCACCGATTTCATCAGGCTGTGAAAACTTGCGGAGCTGTGCGTGTGCGGTAAGCACAACATTTATACCCCTGTCAATCAAATCTTCAAGGCTGTTCAAAAATCTGCCGAACTCCTCTTTTTCATAAACATAGCCGTTTCCGTAGCCGAAATCTTCAATGCCTTTCTTGCCGTACTTTGCACAGATGTCATCAATGCAAAGCTGTTCTGCCCAGTCGATTGTATCAATAACAACCGTCTTGCATACAGTCGGATTGCTTTTGATATATTCAAGCTGACTCTTTAGCATGGTCCACGATGTCGGCTTATCCATTCTCGCAACATCAAGGTTTTTTGTGCTGCCCTCCGTGTCGATAAACAGAGGATTCGGAAACTGCGAAGCAAAAGTTGATTTGCCGATACCCTCGGGACCGTAAATTACAACCTTTTGAGCCGACTTAATTTTACCTCTTGTGATGTTCATTATCTCACCCCTGTACATCGGTATAACCGCAAGCAAGCTCTCTGTGCGGATTGCATTTGATTACACATTCATTTGTATTTGTTTTTGCTGTTGTTTTAGCTGTAGTTCTTGTAGCCATAATTAAAACTCTCCTTCTGTCCAAGTCGGTGTTGTAACGGGTACGGTTGTTTCGGACTTAATATAACCGTCCTCAATGATGATTGAACATTCATCGCCGTTTGAAACTCTTGTTGCAATAGCCTGCAATCCCTCTGATTCAAGCCATTTTGCAAAATCTTTGAGTGTGTCGGTATCCATTTGTTCGAGCTTGTCAAGCAGGACAAATCCGCATTCAGGATTGAGCTTGCGAACAATTGCCGTAGCGACACGAAGCTGTTCCGAACCGCTCATGTTGTCCCACTTAAAACCGTTATATGTAAGCTCGCCCTTTTCAACAGATAAGCCGTCAAGGGGCAAGTTTGCGTTGTTGAGCAAGTCATATTTTGTTTTGCGGATTTCTTCAAGCTGTGCCGTCATATCGGCATACTTGCGGTAATATTCCTTTGCGTCCTCATCAGCTTTTGCTTTATCGAGATTTGCTCTGACTTTGCGGTTAATTTCGTCAATCTCGGTAATGTTTCTTTCAAGCTCTGCCGTGCTTTCATCGTGCAGTTCGGCTACGGTCTTTCTGCTCTGTTCAAGCTGTGCAAGCACTTTTGTAAGCTCGGAATTGTATTTTCTCAAATCCTCGTTAAGCCTGTTGATTTCGCTCTGTAAATTGTTGGCACGGCTTTCAAGGTTATCTTTTTCTGCTCTCAAGCGGTTGTTTTCGCCGTTGCGTGCAAGGATTTCCTGCTGTTTGTTGATAAGTTCCGAGGCTGACACAGGTTCGTTCGGCACGCCTTCGTATTCAGGCATTTCGGCAGCAAACTTTTCCTTTCGGTCCGCAATCTGACCGATAGCACGGCGCTCGTTATACACCTGTGTTTCCTGCGTTTCAAGCTCGTAAACCCTGTTGCCTACACCGATAATCTGCAGGAGCGTGTCAGCCTTTTCCTTGCCTGTTGCATTCATAAACTTTGGTAGGTCAAGAGCAAAGTTACTGACAAATGCGTCAAGCAAAGCCTGTCCGCCTTTGTTGCCTGCGGTGTCAATTACTTTAAGACTGCTGTTCTTACCGCTACGCTCCACAACAATACCGTTTGAGAGCTTGATTTTAAGATGTGGCGGAATCGTTGAACCCTCACGGTACGGAGCAGACGGAGCGAAACGATTACCGCCGAGAGCCCACGCAATTGCGTCAAGAACAGATGTCTTGCCCTGTCCGTTTTTACCGCCCAACACGGTAAGTCCGTTTTCGGTCGGCTCGTAAGCAACTGCCTTTACTCTTTTTACATTTTCGATTTCAAAAGCTGATATTTTTACTGACATATTAAAGTCCTCCTTGACAATTCGCTTAAAATTGTCTATCATTTAATTAAGGTATTTTTCTTTGTCCGTTGAGGCTTTGCAGAGCTTCAGCGGTTTTTTCTTTTTCAGTTGACATTTGAAACACCCATACATTCAAAATTGAATACTTCGGATTCAGGCGTTTCAAGGGCTTTGAGTTTTCGGGTAAGCTCTGCGTTCTTTGCTCTTTCGGCAACATATAAGGCTGTCACCTTGTTAAGTTTTGCTTTTGTTTTTTCAAGATGGCTGTTCGCAATGTCACGCTCCTGCTCGGTGCTTGCAAGACTTTTTTGCGTATATTTAAGCTGGTCTTTGCTGTCACGGTACTTTTTTCTAAGCGACCTTTTGGTTTCTAAATCTTTAAATGCCATTTGTTATACTCCTTTCAACGGGTTTGAACCGAGAATATAATTGAGAAACGGTATTCTCGGAATACGGATAGATGTGCCGACTACAATTACATTGAATCCCAATTTTTCGGGTTCGTCCTTTGCCTGTTCACGCAAGTTTTGCGGAGCAACTCCAATAGCCTTTGCGGCATCTTCCGAGAGCAGATAGACATCACTGCTATCCATAATTTCTTTGATTTTTTTGTTCATCTGAACTGTGTCCATATGTACACCTCCTTAATTTTCGTTGGTAATTTTGTCTGAAACGATTTCGACTGATTCAACATCAGCAACGCTGAGAGCCAGTTTGAGCAGTACAACCTCGCTGACCGTTCGTGTTATCTGATAGCTTGTAACATACGGAATTTCTGTTCCGTCAATTTCAAGAAGGAACTTATCCTTTGTGTCAATAAGTTTAAGTTTTGCCATTTTCTCACCTGCTTTTCGATATTTTATTGCTTTATTACCCAAATAATGTTATTATTTATTTAGAAAGGTGGTGCACATATGAGTGACCAAAACATAAATGATACTGCTTATGGTGTTACAAAAGCTGTTTTAGAATCAGAAGCAGTAAGTAATCTTACAAATCCACCAACAAAAGTTGCAGGTGGTCTGTTAGCCGATTTAATAAACTTAACTGTAGGTGGCATACATTATGCTTCAAAAAAAGCCGAATTAAAGCGCCAAAAAAAGTTTGAAGACTTTAAAGCTAACATTCAAAATGGTATAGATAATATTCCAACAGAACATAAAGTTGAATCGAGAGAATCGATTATTGGACCTGCTCTTGAAAAAGCGAAATACTTTATGAATGAAGACGAAATTCGTGAAATGTTTGAAAAGTTAATCGTCAATTCATTCGACAGTAGAAAAATCGAAAAAATTCATCCGTCTTTTTCTGACATCATTCAACAAATGTCGCCTATAGATGCCCAAAACCTAAAGTGTTTTTCAGTTAAAAAAAATTTGCCAATATGCGAAATAAGGATAAATTCTGAAAAAGGCGATCATAGAATTTTGCAAACTAATATTTTTTGTAGTAATAAGTTTTGCGATTCAATTGAGCAACAATCAATTTCTTTATCGTCTTTATCTCGTATGGGTCTTATAAGCATCGCATATGATGAATACATAACTGATGATTCAGTCTATAAGATTTTTGATTCTTTACCTATAGTAGTAGATTTCAAAAATCAAATAGAAGCCACAAACAAATCAAATAACAGTAATCAAAAATTTGATTTACAGAAAGGAGTTGCAAAACTTACTCCTGTTGGAAAAGCGTTCATTGATGTTTGTCTTCGTCCTTTGCCCACTTAATCAGATCCATAATTTGAGCGTCGTGCTTATCAAGGTAGCTGTCTATTGTTTTATACAAATGGGCGGCTACTATTTTTATTGCTAATACTGCTGAAACAAAAGCTGTGCAAAGCATTAGCAGTCCTAAAATTATTATTACTTCCGTCTTTTCTTCACCCCCTAAGCTGATTTCTGCTGTTCGGCAAAGTCCGTTTAATGGGACTGCGTTTGTGTGGTATTACCTACTGTTCTTTTTAAGAATTTCGTTGACAACTGACTTTTCTTCATTCGTCAGTAAGTTTTCAACTGGTGTATCTGTGATTTCAGCAATTTTCTGTCTTACTGAAATTTTAGGAATAACGCCATTACGCCAGTTTCGGATATTAGCTTTGCTCATTTCTAATTGAGAGAGCAATGAACAAAGTGTTATATTTCTTTTATCGCATATTTCTGACACAATTTTGTAAAAATCCACAATTTATTACCTCCTTTTTTATTGATAATTTAGGTTGACAAATGTGCACTATACCTTTATAATTTAATCAGTTAAAAAAATTAGATTACAAAGTTGGTGCACATTCACACACCTATTTTCGTCAAGTTAATGTCCCCACATCGTCTTGACAAGTTTATTATAGTGCATAAAAGTGTACATTGCAAGTGCATTTTTGAAATTTAAGTGCATTTATGTGAACTTCGTGAAAAGTGCACAAAAGTAGAGGTGCATTTTTGTGTTCTTTGATTTATTGGATTCAATATGTAAAGAGAACGGTACAACGGTTACTGCGGTTTTGGTTGCAGTTGGTTTGAGTAAAGGTTCTATACGCAATTGGAAAAACGGTGTTTTACCTAAATACCAAACTCGCCTTAAAATAGCCAATTATCTCGGTGTTCCTGTTGAAAGGCTTATGACTGAGCAGGAAATCGAAGAAGAAAAGAAACAGCATGAGCAGATTGAAAAGTTAGTTGAAGATGTTGCAAGAAAGGTTTCTTCCCCTCTTCCGAAAGCAAATTTTGATGAACTTTCGTATGCTGCTTATCAAGAAATGGAAGGAGAAAGCGAAGATTTTAAAAACGATATACTTAGCTATATCAAATTTAAGAAATCTCAAAAAGGAAATGATTGAATGACTTTAGAGGATATTTATTTTGAATGTGAACAAAAAGGGATAACTGTTGATTATTTCAAAACTGACAAAGCAAAAGCATTTTCTTTTCCTTACGAAAACGGAATTGTAGTTCTTGACAAAAGCAAGATTGAAACTACTGCCGAGGAAACAGTTTTGCTTGCTCACGAAGAAGTTCACATAGATTTAGGTGCTTTTTATTTATTCACAACTCCATTAACCGTAAAAGGGAAAATGGAACAAAAAGTAAAGAAACACACAATAAAAAAGCTCATCCCTTTGGACGAGCTGAAAGAAGCGGTTCACAACGGCATAGCAGAGCCGTGGGAACTTGCCGAATATTTTAATGTCACAAATAAATTTATGGTTGAAGCAATGGAATTTTACAGGGATAATTTATTGATGTGATAATAAAAAAAAAGGCCGCTCACAGCTGGCACTATGAGCGGTCAAAAAAAGTAGCTGGAAAGTTATCACTCTCCATAAATATTATATATAATATTTAAATTATTGTCAATGTTTTTCAAATATTATTTATGATATATAATAAAACCCTATTTACAAATTAAAACATATGTTCTATAATGTAAACAGAGGTGATAAAAATGGGTGTGAAATTAGTGAAAAGTGAAGATGTTTTTTCTTTCCATTTAGATGGAAATAGTTCAATTGATGCAATACTTCTTTCTAAAATCATAAGCAATATTGCAGAACTTACCAAAATGGCTGCTATATACGAAAATCCGGATTCTTATTTACGGATGAATGTAACAGCTTTTAAAAATGGTAGTTTTGAAATTGATTTTTCAACAATTTGTGAAATAACAGAAAATATAATTTCGCAAGGAAATGATTTAATTGGATTTGCGTCCACTGCAATAGCAACTGTAAAAGGTTTTTTAGATGTAAAAAAATTATTAAAAGGTAAAAAACCAAAATCAGTAAAGGAAACATCTGACGGAAGAATTATTATTACTTCCGAAGATGACCATAGCATAAATGTAACAAAATCAAGTGGTGCTGTAGTAAACAATGTTCATATAGATAATTTAGTTGTTAATTTGGCGCAAAATGTTAGTGAGCATAACAGCAAAGGTGGTTTTTCTTTTAATACCAAAGACTCCTCTGAACATTTCAATAGTGCAGATATTGAAGAAATGAGAAAACCACTCCCAACAGCTCAAGAAGAGATTGTAAAAAATATTACAACTAAAGCTGATCTACTTATAAAAAAAGCCGCTTTGATTGGTAAAGGGGCTTGGTCTTTCATATACAATAGTAAGACTATAGAAGCAAAAATTGAAGATACAGATTTTTTGGAGCAAATACACAAAGGTGAATTTGCAATACAAAGCGGAGATTATATTACTGCTGATTTAAAAATAACTATTCCTTACGATACGAATATAGGATTTGATGAATCAGCTACTAAATACACAATATGTAAGGTTTATGGTGGCATACAAAACAACAAAAATCTTATGACACCATTTATATAAAAAATCCGCCCTGCTCGAGGACCAGTCGAACAGAGCGGAATCATCCACACAGGGTGCAGATGATACGATTAAAACGCAAAATAATTGTATCACATTTCCTTGCGTTTTTCAAGCAATTTAAAGCACAAGGGATTTTTGCACCCTTTTTTAAGCAAAAGGAGTGTATAAAATGAAACTGCCTAACGGCTACGGCTCTGTTTATAAGCTGAGCGGAAACAGGCGCAATCCGTGGGTTGCCTGCGTGACAATAGGATACAACAAAGAAACACGCAATCAGGAACGCAGAGTTATAGGCTACTTTCCCAACAAACCGAAAGCTCTGAACGCTCTTGCTGATTACAATCAAAACCCGTTTGATGTTGATTCGGCAAGACGCACTTTTTCAGAAATTTATGAACTTTGGTACAAGGAGTTCATCACCGAAGGCACAAATCCAAACACCAAAAGACAGTATAATGCGGCATACAAACAATGCTCAATGTTATACAATCGCAAGATGTCCGATATAAAAATCATTGATATGCAACGAGTTCTCGACAACTGCAACAACGGTTATCAATCGGTTAGGCGAATTAAAATTCTGTTGAACAAAATCTACGAATACTGCATATTTCACGATATGCTCCATAACAATCTTGCAGAAAAATTGAAAATCAATGCCAAGTCAGATGAAACAAAACGAGCACGCAGGGAGTTTTCGGAAAGCGAAATAAATCTTTTGTGGGAATATTCAAATCTTGATTCGGTAAAAATAGTGCTTATGCTGATTTATTCGGGAGTGCGTGTGTCCGAATTGCTCGACCTAAAAATTTCAAATGTAAACCTTGACGAACAGACTTTCTTTGTTGAAAGTTCAAAGACAGATTCAGGTGTACGAACCGTGCCTATAGCAGACAAAGTACTGCCGTTTTGGCAGAAATTCATCAGCGATTCTCAATGTGGATATGTTCTGAATAATACCAATGGCAAGCCGCTGAAATACGATAACTTTAAACGCAACTATTGGACACCTCTGCAAAATGATTTAGGATTTGACCACACCATACACGAAACAAGACACACCTGCATTTCAATGCTTGTATCGGCAAATGTGAACCACACAATCATCAAAAAAATAGTCGGTCACAAGTCGAAAATGGACTTGACCGAAAAGGTTTACACCCACATTAACCCAAAAGAATTAGTGAATGCAATCAACAAAATATAGTCTTATATTATCTTGAATTGTTCATAATTATGCTCCGTAGCTTACATATAGCTAACAAAATCCCCCATTTTCCCCATTCCTATCCCCCTTGCAAGTTACCTGCACCAGTAAAGGTGGTTTTTTAACCGCCTTTTATTTTTTGCCAAAATTACTTAAAATGCCTTAAAAGTGGCTTAAACACTGGGTTTTTG